CTGCTTCAAATTGTTCAATAAAGTTACTACGCGCCCCGAAAACGTAAGTAGTTGGTGGCAAGTTGCGGATAGTCTCTTTATATTCAGCGCTCATACGGTAGCGAGCTAATGCCAAGTCGCAGATTGGACTGATAAAGCCCATTTGTTTAGGCAATGCGCCCGCCTTGATTTCTTCGTCGCTTGCGAATGTAACAGGCAACCAGGTTAACGCCGAGCCGCTAACAGTCATGTAACTGCGCTCGCCTTCTTCGAGTCCTGATGAGCGTTTAACAATCTTTTGCTGATAATAATTGCCATCTTCATCAAGCGCTAACACTAAGTAAGATTCTACCGCTGTGTGCGTAGCTGTGTACGGGTCAAACTCTGTGCCGTCTTCACGTAGCATGATGTACGTCAATTGCATGGCGCCATTAATGCGCGAGAAATGCCAGTTAACCACTTTATCGCGATTGTATGCTTTGATTGTGGCGCGAGGATTGGCCCGTTTAACGTCTTCGATTGACACATCAGTCAAATCAGCTTCAGACAATCCAAGATAGTCAGACACAAGCACTTGCCACTTAATCGGCATAAGCTCTGATGCTGTTTGTTCAATCATGCCTGTTAAGCTAGTGCCGTCATTATCTGCCGACTCAAGCAAGTAGCTCAAACGCTCAGGAATTTGGATGTCAGCTTCTTTGATCTTCATCCGGCCAAGAAGGCTAGCTAACGTTTGACCGCCATAGTTCTGGTACTCAGCGTTGGCAATGTAGATGTTGTATCGGTTTCTCGCGTCAACAGTCGTCTTGTCTCCATCGCTTGGATGCGGCAGTAAGTCATACTGAGCCTGTTTAACAAAGAACTCACCAGCCAAGGAGATTCTTGTTTCTTCAATCTTCGGCAACATCAGCGCCGCTTCGGTGTGTAATGTGATCTGCTGCATGTTGCGCCTCTAATCGTTTTTAATAGTTTACTGCTAAATGCCAATCTTAGCAAAAGCCTTGCTGTCTCGCTCGCGTAACTGCTCTAAGGTTAACGGATTGCCAAAGGTGTCAGTCATGCTTTCAATCTTCAATCCGCCATCAAGGAACAGCTCTGCGCGAGTCTTGCCGAGTGAGTCAATGACAAACTCTCTCGACTGCTGCCTTAACCATGTGTCCGGTGAAATATCAGCAGGCACTTGCTCAATCTTGAATGTGCCTAAGTCTTTGCGCCCTTTGTAAGTCGGCTTTTTATCGTCATCAGTTGGATAGTCAGCGCCTGAGCCGATAGCCGGAGCCATGCCAATAGGCTTGTCTTGACCTTCTAGCAGATAGACATAACTTGAGCGGCAACGGAAATGCCGAGGCAATCTAACATAGCTATCATCTTCTAGTTGCCAAGTGCGACCATGTAACGAGCGACAGCCAAGCGACGTGCGATTGTCCAACATCGCCAAGAAATACCGCTTGTCTATGATGTCGCGGTTGTCAACCGCCATCGCCTCTCGTGCGCTTTGTGCGTAGTGCATGACCCCTGTGCGCGCCAATGCTTCAGCTTGTTGCTTTGCTAGCCCTTCATTGAAGGTCTTGAGTGACTTTGTAATTTGCTGAACTGTTGCGCCGCGAGTGTAGCCAATCTTCACAAGGTTATTGTACTGCTGTGCGTATTCCTGAGTTGCACTGTTCACAAACTCAGCCCATGCGCCAACTTTTGCGCGTTCGCCTTCGCCAAGTACCATTAAAGCCGCGTTGACATAATCAATAACTGACTTACTGCCTGGAGTAGCTAGCTCAACATCATTCCATTTGCCGATTAACTCTGCATAGTAGCTCGATTCGTAAACCGCCAGCGATTGCAGCTCTTTAGTCGCCTCTTGCCATCCCGCCGAGTAAATCTCTGTGACTGACTTGCTGATAGCTTTAGTGATGCGGTTAAGCTGCGCTGCGCTCTTGATTTCCTCTTGTGCAAGCAGGATTTCGCGCACTGACTTGTAAGCCTCTGCTAGTGACGGGTAAACGTTAGTTTTGAGCAAGCCTGTTGCCACTCGTTGCAGCATTGCTTCATGGCGTAGTTGATCAGCGGTTAGACTCATCTATTAAATCTCTCAATGCTGTTGCAAGTATTTGGATCATTATCGCCTTGTCTCCATGATAAGGCAAACCTTGTGCCATGCGGCGTATATCGGTTAAACAAATGACGTGCACCGCTTCCGCAGTCGCTACGACAATATGTGGCTGATGCTCTGACAGGTTTGTCATCTGCGGCCCCATGCTAGCGGCTTGTCTATCGGTTTGGTTCTGCCAACCTCAACAACCGCCAAGTAGCGGAAAGCGTCCGAAGCATGGCTAGACCAATCGTGTAATGGTCTATCGCGCCAGCAGCCAAGTTTGTCGTTCCATTCCTTGCGGTAGCTCTCAAGCGCCTTAATGCCTTGCTCGCATTTTCTTTCATCGAATACGCATTTAGCAAGTATAGTCCTAACATCATCAATGCCCGCATCGATTGGCTTTTTCGGAACAACTTCAAAGTTTATCTTGTGTATCACTCCGTCAATATCAACACCGTTAGCGGCAGCATCCTTTCTACTCTGCGCACCAGAGCCAAATTCCCTGTTTTCAATATCATGCGGCCCCCAATGCTCGCCATAGTCATACCCGCGATTTTTCAGTTCCTTCATGTAATGCTGCAAACCTTCCCCGCTGTTTTCGTAGAAGTCAACCAAATGGATCTCATTACCAATGCGCTGATAGAACCAAATCGATGTAGAGTCGCCAACACCAATATCCCAAACAGTATTTACTTTCGCGCTATTATTTAAAGACTGGCAAATGCGACCGTCTGCGTAAATCTTTCTGAATTGCTGCGCGTAGTAAGCCCCCTCAATTGACTGAGCAAACGCTTCTTCTGGCGTTGACGGATATTCGCGCTTCATATCGTCGCCAAGTGTTTTCCACTTTGCAGAATACCAAGCCATCTGCCCATCAGTTAGCTCGATACCGTGCTTGCCTTTCAGATCTTCAAAGTATGACTTCAGGCTGTTGGCTATCTCACCGCCTTCTAGCGAATATTCAGCGCGCCAATACCAAGGGAAAAAGTGAAAGTTAAAATCCAGCTTTGAAGGCGTTTTGTTTTGATCCTTCAGCTTCTTAGCAGTTGAACAGTAATCAAAGAAATAACCCTCCTTGCCTTCAGCGGTTGACTCTATCGTGATACTTCCGTCGATTCCGACCGCCTCAAACGCGCCTGTAACAATCTCTTTTGCCTTCTCTGGATATTTCTTGCAAATCTTCCCAAATTCGGAAACGTGCAGACTTTGCAAGGTGCCGCCTCGATAGCTAACAGATACTTTAATGCTGCTTCCGTTGTTAAATACATAGCTATTATCTTTGTCGTTAATTGGCTTCGGCAAGTCGTAACCCATCATTGCGATCAGTTCGCGCTGTTGCTCTGATATGTTTTGGTATGCGTATTTGATTTTATTTCTGAAGATGTCTTTTGCATCTTCCAGGTTGTGACAAATACAGCCTGCGCTGTGGTTTGGAGTGAATAAGCAATCATCCAAGTCACTGATCATCTTGAACGTAGTAAAGCCAAGCTGGCGAGCTTTAAGTATTATGTCTCTGCCGTGAGTGCCAAGATAAAAAGTTTCTTGCTCTTGGTTTGGCTCAAATAAAACCTTTTTCCCGGTCTTGTCTTTGATGTGGTAAAGCGTGCTGAGCCTGAACCACTTGTAAGACATTGCGTCAACAAGTTCGATAAGTGAAAGCTCTGATAAGCGGCTTAAATATTCTTTTGCCGCTTCGTGATTAGCGCTTACTGCCATTGGTCAGCAATTCAGCAAGGGATTTATCAGCTTTGTGTGTTGTTGTCTGGTCGATTATCTGCTTATCCCATCCGTGCATCGAGTTAATGACTTTAACCGCCGCAACTTTATCGGATGGCTTTGCTTCTGAATCAACACCTTTAGCAATATCAGCAAGCACCTTTAAGCTGTCCATGCGTGACCAATACGCAAGCTCGCTCATTTCTTCGCGCAATTCTGTAACTCTAAGGGAAATGTTAGGATCAGACATCAGCTTTGACGCCTCTACTGCTACAGATTGAGCTTTTGCAGATGAGTTATATGCTTGCCTGTAAGCCTCACTGGCATTGCCTAGCTTAACGTAAAGCTGGCAGAAGTTTTCTTGTTTTGGGGTCAACATATCAGCACCGCTGTTTATCAAGATGCACCGCATCGGATTGATAAAGTATAGCGCAAAAGAAAGCAGCCCGAAAGCTGCTAGTTTAATCACAGTGCGCAATCCACAATTTCTGTAGCAATAAACCTTCCAAGTTTAATTTCTTTTTGCAAGTCTCCAATTGGCTGATTCTTTAAAGCCCACAACATGCGCTCTTGAGTTTCTTTGCTAATGCTATCTCCAACAAAGTAATCAACGCCCATGAAGATGAATGAAAACTCTTTCTTTTCCTGTTTGCAAAGATAAGTGTCAATTGATTTCATTTATTCCACCTCACTAATATCAAGCTCAACAATATCATCAATACAAGTCTTATGCTCAACTGCCAGTTCATAAACCATAGGCTGCACAAGTGCTAGCATGTTGCTGGCTGTGATTTCTGTCTCGATGTAGTCGCCTGCGCGTGTTGTTGCTGCGATTTTGTAGGTTTTCATTTTGCTTCCTTAAAATAAACATTCGCATGGTTTGCGGTCTTGCTCTGTACTTGTGTCAACGCCAGCACGTCTTACTCCCGCCCAAAACGCATTGGCTTCGACGTGCTCAGTTGCCGGAACGCCTAAACGTTCCATATCAGCAAACACTGGCTCAAGCGCCTCAAGTGTTGATTCTTTGAGGATAGTGTATCCTATTTCATCCTCTGACCACTTCGCCTTCTCCCAAATATCAGGCCGAGTGCAGTACACGATATACCAGTGTTGCTTACCTGCCTTTAAGCATCCGATGCAATTTGCATGCCTGAAGTGCTCGTATTGCATTGGCGGCTGAATGCCAATTTCAAGCGTTGACTCAATAACTCCATCACTCCATAAAGCTATCGGGTAATCAGTCTTGTAGCCTTGCTCGCCAAGGATTGATGCTCTGCGCTGAATCCGATGCTGTTCGTTAGCGTCAAAGCCGTAGTAAATCACACAGTCTTTATCGGGTACGTTTTCCTTCAGCCACTTCATAAACGGCTCAGTCTTTAAGCGTGACGTGCACAGCTCCGTGCCTGAGCCAACTTTAAACGCTGAAGCCTCTACGACAACATCGAATTGATCTGGCAGCTGGTCTGCTGGCAGTCCTTTGATGTTTGCGTATGTGATTGGAATGCCGAGATAGTTGCTAACTTGTGTTTTGAAGCGCTTAATATCAGAGCTTTCAACGCTTTCAGCAATATCATGGTTTAATAGAATTGTATTTTCTGCGCCGTATTTCTTGGCAACTGCTATTGCAACGCGGGACGATGAGTGGCCGCCAGAATAGCATACGATATGTTTCATTGATGCGCCCCTTGGGAGTTAAGCTCCGTATCTCTACGGCTAATAAGGTGCTGCGCGGGTTTATCTTCTAACAGCTCTTTGAGATTGTCAATAAGTATCTGCTCAGTAACATCATCAACAAACGCTGGCGGTGTAGGTACTGCAACCCATCCGGCATCTATTACTTCGCACTTGCCTTTGCAGTCGTTGATCATCTCGCCATGTTCTTTCCGCAGCCATTCGGTCAAATCAGTGTGCCGATACGGTGCTGCTAATCGCGTCCACTTTGTCAGCGTCTTGTGCTTGCCGTTGCGCTCGACTGCGTAGACTGTTAGCAGGATGCCCCATTTAAAACACGTCCTATCAAGCGCTGCGGCCACCGATTGCGTTATAGGCTCTATCTTGCCTGTTTTGATGTTTATCGCAT